TTATCGGACAACAGGCAAATCTGAAAATCTCGTAGTGTATCGAGGCGACAGCATTTCTCGCTTCATCTGCCACTGCTGCTGTATTCCCTGTCCAGCAAAATAGAGCGTTCCCTTTCCGTCCTTTGCATTCAGGTGATCCAGTACTTCCATTAACTTCTCACTACCAGCTCGAGGTGCACTGTCATCGAAAAGGTTGAGCTGGGCCACGCCCTGGCTGAAGAAGTCGCCCAGCATGACACCCGCTTTCTGGTACCGGTGACCGTCCTTCCAGATTTTATCCAGACACTTTACCGCGGCGTTGATGATGTCTCTGCTGTCCTGCGTTGGCGTGAGCAGCCTTACCGATGCGCTGTTTCCGTAATACGGCTCATTAAGGGCAAACGGAGAGGTCTTAATGAAGGCGGATATAAAACGGCAATACTGGTGCTCGCCGCGAAGCTTTTCAGCACCACGGGCCGCGTAGCTGCAAATAGCCTGCCGCATTTGCTCATAGTCAGTAATGCGTTCGCCAAAAGATCGGCTGCATACAATTTCCTGCTTCACCGGCGCGAACTCCTCCAGATCCAGGCATGGCTCGCCGCGCAGTTCCCGGACGGTTCGCTCCAGCACGACATTGAAGTGCTTGCGGATAATCCACGTGCTTTGTTCTGAGAGGTCCAGTGCCGTTTTGATGCCCATAGCGTTCAGCTTCTTGCTGATGCGCCGGCCAACGCCCCAGACATCCTCTACCGGCACCAGTGCCATTAACCTGCGCTGCCGGTCGACGTTTGAGAGGTCAACCACCCCGCCAGTCTGCCGTTGCCATTTTTTCGCAGCATGATTGGCCAGCTTCGCCAGCGTCTTGGTCTGGGCTATGCCGACTCCGACTGTGAGATGTGTCCGCTGTAATATCGTCGCACGGATTTCTTTCCCAAATTCAGTCAGGTCCCGGCAGTTCCTTACTCCGGTCAGGTCACAAAAGGCCTCGTCAATGCTGTAAATTTCGACGCGAGGGCTCATTTCCTCCAGCGTTGTCATAACCCGGTTACTCATGTCGGCGTAGAGTTCGTAGTTTGAACTGAAGCAAACCACGCCCTGCTGCCGGAAGTAGTCTTTACACTTGAAGTACGGATCGCCCATTTTAATACTGAGCTTTTTGGCCTCCGCCGATCGGGCAATCACGCAGCCGTCATTATTCGAGAGTACGACAACCGGCTTCCCCCACAGGTCCGGCCTGAATACCGTTTCGCAGCTCGCATAAAACGAATTCACATCTACAAGGGCAAACATCACATCACCGGATTGTCGTCTACCCATACCGGGCTAATGGTATGCGTGACCACGCCAACAAGGCGAACGTCATCCAGCGCCTCGCCTTCAATGGCTTCACCATCATCAGTGATCAGTGCATCACCGGCCCAGTACGCATGTTGCTGGCGTCCGCAAAACCAGATGAGCAATGTTTCTCCCCGTCTGATTAGAGCTGCCTTATCAACGACATCATAGCCTTCCTGCGTTTCGACAATGCTTGCAGAAGGAGGAAGGAAAGGCTCTGCATGCGCAACGGGTGCGGCATGAATGTCTGCTGTGCGTGGCATAAACACCTCACAATTAACTGTATGTACATACAGTATTATCTTTCATGGGCGCAGATCAAGCGAGACGAGTAAGCTGATTGGTAAGTGGATGAAGAGGCAGGGAATTTATTTGAGCAAAGCCCACCGAAGTGGGCTGCGAGGAAGATTACTTCACACCTATTCCATTAAGCTTCCTGTACGCTATTGGAAATATTCTCTTAACTATCATCAGTATGATGATAGATGAGCTAAAACTAATCAGTAGCTTTAGCATCGAATTATTTCCTATATATGGCCCGACATCATGTGTCAGTATGTAAAGAATGAATGGATGCAAAAGATATACCCCCAGTGAATAGTCTCTGCCAAGTTTAGAGAAAATATTATCACCAATATTTTTATTCACGCATAAGCTCAGCAATGCCACACTTACCGGAGCAGCTAACAGAGGAAATTGCCTTTCTACCATGTCGGCATTAAATAGTTGACCAAATCCGTATACCTCGACGACCATTAATACTATACCAAGAAATATTGCAGACGTAGAGACTCTTGTTGATATATTATTTAATATTCCACTTTTAGCAAAGAACCACCCAAGATAAACAAGCGAAAACGCGATCAATGTTCTCAATGCATAAAATATATAAATATCATAATGAAGTGACTTGACCAAATCACCGTACCAGCACGCCAACAAAATTGCTGTTGATATAAACAACGATATCTTAATGCTTACATTTTTTATAAAATAATTTGTCAATATAACGCCAAGTATTAATGCATTTAAAAACCACAAGTGGAAGAATGTTCCGCCGTGAAGGGCGTCATTAGATACAACTTTACCAATAATCCGCCATATATCACCCTGCATCATTCTATACAAAATAGGAATGTATAACATGGATGACCAGAAAAGAATGCTAACCAACTTATTAAGCTTTTTACCAATGTCATCATGCGCAGAGGTTCCCATCAGGTAACCAGAGGCAAGAAAGAAGAAAGGTAGCGCCCATCTTGAGGATGCACGGAACAGTTCACCAAAAGGTTGTGGCATTTCTGGGAAATTACCCACATGAACCACTATGATAAAGAAACAAGCAAGGAGTTTCGCTGCATCCAATGCATTGTTGCGCATTTTATAATCACCTGATTAAGAATCGTCAGTTGATGCTACAAATCTTTGCCTATCTTATCAAACGATAATCACATCCCTGTGACCTGTCCATCAAATGCTGCTGGTATATGTAGCCCCAGAGAAAAGGTTTTTCCATACCTTGGTTTGCACCAACACCCTTCCAGCCCCACATGAAAGAGAGGTATTCAGGTTATGCACGCTCGCACCATCTACGGATGTGAGAAGATCAACGTTACATGGGATATTGTGAACGCCTGCCGTTGTTTTGATAACACCGCCAGAGTTTGTGCCGATAGTGTTAAACCCGGTTTCCAGACTACCAGACAACGTAATTGCTCCACCACTTGCAAAGAATGCGGTCTGAGCGCCGGTATCGTTAATACGGCGACAGTTAGACATTCTCACCGATAGAGTTGAACCAGTAACCTGTGCGATACGGCCTTCGCCGTCACAAGTGTAATTTGTCAAGTTTAGCTCAGTGCCGCCAGTCATAGCAGATGTGATATGGTTCCACCCACGCTGGCCGCGTAGCTGATACACATTAACCCAGTTTGCGCGTGTTACGGTGCAACCTGCTATTAACCGAGCTATTTGACCATTGTTTGTACTTACAAAATTACATGCAACATTTTCAATGTTCATATTTGTTATTGTGCCACGATTCACAACAACGGCAGAGTTGGCATTATCCTGGAAAATTATATTACCATTCTTGATTGTCAGGTTATCTACGGCTAATGTTGACGCGTTATTTACGCCAAATATGGCGAACGCAGAGCGCGGCAAGCCGTCTATAACTAAATCGTGTATTACCGAGCCGAAGGTGCCAGCGAAATAGACGGATTGCTGTGCATCGTTTTGTGAGCGTAAGTTTCTGATCAAGAACGTATCAACTTCAATGCTATACCCAGAGGTACCAAACCCCCTGTCATTAATCTCAATTGCTGCGAATTCTGACCCAGTGCTACCTGGCTTAGCAAAGATGTTTTCGATGGTCAGGTTTTTAACAACCGTCTTTGTTAAGTTTGCATCGCCCCAAACTCGAACAACACACTGTTCAGTATCTCCATAAATTCCTGAGATGCGGAAGCGAACAAAGTTACCAGTTCCATCTCCTGTAATCTTTACTGCGCAATGAGCGTAATTACAAAATAACCCTTCAGCGTCTACATCAGAAAAATCACCAGGCTCACTTATATTGTAATTTGCATAGTCACCAATAGTAAAAGCCAGCATATCATCGCCAGTTTTACCCTTAAGGTTCCGAATGTAGGCATGGCGGATTGGTGGCTGGCAGTGCAGTCCATCACTATTGGTGTCGAAATTCAATCCAACAGCAGTTAAGTATGTGACATTACAGACCAGCCATGCATATTTGTTAGCGCCAATAACCTTTATACCACCACCAATTTTTAGGCTGGTTATTCCTTTAAGGATTGACGCCATCGATCCAAGGCCGACAACAGTCTGATTGGCCCCATTATAATCGATTGTTCCTGAACCCCAGATCTCGATATACGCATCTACGGCTGAGCTATTTGCGTATGAATAGTTCTTGAAAACAGGTACATTTGAGCCGTTAGCAAGTTTTATCGTTACTCCAGGACCAATCCACAAGCGGGTTCCGCTTCTAAGCACCCATGTTCTATCAGTGATATATGTACCAGGCTTCTCGAAACGAATATCCCCTCCCGCGGCAAACATAGCATCCAGACCGGAGCCAATGATGTTTGTGGTGCTTGGTTCAATACCATACATCTGAGGGGTGCGGTATTGAATGGCAGAACCGACTGTACCGGCAGGATAGACAGAGCCCACCGAAATCCCCACCAGGCCAGCTCCGCTTGTAGCCGCCAGCGAAGCACGCAATGAAGAATCACCAACCCCAATCCATGCACCAGGCGCAATGCCGCCAGTGCTGGCAGGTGTAGAGTTTTCCGGAACAACTTTCGGGCCGGATGCAAACGAACCAGTCCATTTGTAATATTCGCCGTCTGCGGTGTTCAGCAGCACCTCATTAGGGTTGTTGATAGTCGCGCCGGTGGTGAAAGTTTTCCCTGTAAGAATTACGTAACCGTAGGCGGCCATTGCCTGCTGGGAAAGATAGTTGATGCCCTCAATGGTGTAGTGCTTCTGACCAAAGCGATCGGTATAGGTCCACCCCATCGATGTGACGAACTCGTCAATTTTCCCCGCGTTAAATTTCAAGTCGCGAGGTGATTCACTTGGTACTGCATCTTGAGTTGGTTGCGTAGCCATATTTATTCCATAAAAAACCCGGCGCGAGGCCGGGTGTTGTTTGTTGGGATGGGGCTTATTCGTAGATAGCGTCGCTGTATTCCGCGACGGTAAGAGATACCGTGTTATCGGTGTTCGGTTTGATGCTATTAACCGTCCATAGCTGACTGTCCAGCTCCTCAACCGTCGCAATGAGATAGCGCGAAGGTAGCTGCACAGTGTCTCCGTTCCAGATGTTGAGCTGAATATCGGGTATTGCTGCGGTGAATCCGTACTTCGTGTCGCCACGCGCCGCCGCTGGATAGCGCAGCGTCGGGTTACCCAGGCTGTCTGTCACCAGCACATACATCGAACCGGTAAACGTGATCGGCTCGCTGGTATCAAAGTTATTACCGGCGCGCCCGGTGATGTAACCCTGTTGCTGGTTGCTGTCGTAGATGTCTGGCATCTGGATGACGCTACCCACCTGGATAATGCCGTCCTCAAACACCTTGGCGTTCATCTTCACGCGCGAGTAGATCAGGCGCTTGGTTTCGCGTAATGCTCGCTCCCGGGCCTGATACTCATTACGGAAGCCGACGATCTTCAGCTTTTTTGGGTTTTCCGCTTCCTGCTCAACGATGGCACCGTTCAGCACGCGGTAGTTGATGTACGTCTTGTTGTTCGTGGTCGGGTGAACGTAGGAAACCTGCACACCGTCATAACCACCAGGCAACGTGGCTTCGTACGTCATTTTGTACTCGTCCGTCTTCATGTTGGCCCGGTTGAATACGGCAGCCGGATAGTCAACCTTCTGGTCGCGAGTGAAGGTCAGCACGCCGTCATCCCAGTACGCCACCACCGACGCCGCATTGCAGATCGCCTGCACCCGGTCGCCAAGCGAGTCGTTCTCGTCGTCGAACGTGTAGTCGAAGTAGCCCAGCCGTTCATCAGGCAGGCTCTCAGCAATAGAGTACAGACCGTACAGGTCAATACTGCTTACCGGTTGTTCACCCATAATCAACCAGGTATGCGCCACCGCATCAGCGAACGAGCGCGACGGCCGCAGCGTGTAATCCACCGTTTGCGTGTCGAGGTCGTATGTGATGGTGTGGCGCGTCACCAGCGCGTTGTATTTGCGCTCACGGCTGCCAAGAGCGTTCTCAGTCGCCCGGACTTTTACTCGCACCAGCGTATCGGTAGGGTGAACGACGTTTGTCCTGATGTTGATGCTGTGGATCTCTTCGACCTTGAGCAGTGATGCGTCGCCGGAGTTATCCGTTCGCTGGAAACTGACCGCGTATTTCCCGAAGCCGCCGGTCGGCGTGATTTTGTCTGTGCGGTAGAAGACTTCACTCGTCGACTGGTGAGGCGTCGTCTGCCGATACGTGAATGTCTGCTGCGTTCCTGGCACCTGGTTGTAGTCGTCGTCAATTTTCCAGATGACCACCTTCCAGTTCGTTTCTTTCTTACCGCCCAGGCTGGACTGTGTATGCAGCCACAGTTGCGTTGACTCGACCGGAGAAAAGAACGGCCCAACCACCAGCGCCTCGTTATCGTTGAGGATGAATTTCGTGGTGTTGATCGTGGCATTCGCCGGGATGTCCTGCGGCCCCTCCAACTGGTTCATCGTGAACGTGTACCAGCGCACCGGATTCACCACCGCGCCATCGTTTGTTTCAACGGCGGAGATCAGCGTGCCGGAGAATGTCGCATCGGTAGTCACGTTGCCGGAGGCCGTGCTATACGTCACGTTGATGGTGAAGGTAACCGCGTGCGGCAGAACCAGCCCCATGAAATAGTCGAACTCAGCCTGCTTAACGATTTTCATCGCTATCTGGCCGCCGGAATACGTTCCGCTGACGACCGTGTTTGCCGTTGCTGTTTCGATCGGGAAGTCGCTGGCTTCGTTCTGACCGGGAACTTCCTGACCGTCAACGTCATCGAATCCGTACCCCTCAACGATCTGCGGGATAACTTCGCCAGGCTGGAAGAACTGGAATTCGGCACCGGCCAGTGAACCGAGGCTTGATTCTGAGTAGCGCACGGACTCGTAATCGTATTTGCCGATCCCGATGCACATCCACTCTGTAACGTACTTCAGGCCGCCGTCGGTAGACGTCTGGTGAACGTATTCAAATACCGATTCCTGAATCAGATCCGGGAACGAACGGATTTGGCCGTAGATATCCGGCTTGGCTTTGTAGACGCGCGCGGTGTTTGTCTGACCGGTCAGGCTATTGTTCGGTGAGTCGACGGTATTACCGCCGTTGTTCGCGATTGCCGGCTTCGGCGCCAGGAACGAAAACACTTGGCCAACGACTTTAAAAATCGGGCTCAGGATGTCGCCGACAATGCCCTTCGGCTGGTCGAATATCTGGATGTGGTCCAGCTCACTCAGCTCAAACGCCAGTTCGTCATCGTCGCCCAGCTTCACACCATTGCGGACGATCAGCAGGTCGCGGTGGAAAGTAGCGTCATTGGCCGCCAGCCAGTCATAAAAAAGGGTGCCGTTTGGCACCCTGCAACGCAGCTTAGGCGTTCCTGGGAAGTTCGATATCTCAACCAGCGCCATAAGAAAAGTACTCCACTTTGTTGAATGCCCGCTGAATGACCAGCAACGAGTCCATGCGTACGCTTCCGTTCTCGCCGCGTGAATGCAGCGCCTGCCTGTTAAGCACCAGGCCAACGTGTGCCGGTTGCGTGCCGCGGTACCCGACAAATATCCCGCCATCGACGGGTTTATCGACCTGGCACCAGAAGACGACGTCGCCCTGATAGCAGGTGAAGAAGTCGGCCCCGGCTTCGTAGTCCGGCGTCTGGTGCAGCTCAATGCCGAGAACGTGCCGGTAATACAGCACGCACAAGCCCCAGCAATCCACCTTATCGAACGAACAGGCCCTATTAGCCCACGGCACGCCGATCATCCTGCTGATAAAATTAGAGGTACTGAAGGCCAGTGTATTCCGTTGGGTCATGGAGCCGTCCGATGTTGTTGTTCAGCGGGTTGGTGACAGACAGAGTGACCGAGGCGGAGTCTGCGTCGATGTCCACCGTCTTGACGTATAACTGCCAGGACTTAATCGGCACAGACACGTCTCCGCTGTCGAATATCTGCCGCGTGGCCGTGATGGCTGTCAGCCTGTCCGCCCCCTTCCACTGCTTCATCAGCGCTTTGATGTCAGACGACAGACGCCCTAACTTCACCGTAGCGTCGATCACCGGCGTACCGCTCTGCTGGCTCTCTTCGATTTCAAAACGGGCGGGTGTGTACGTCTGGCCGCCAAGCGTCTTCGGGAAGAACTGCTTATCGACCAGGCGGACATAGCCGAAGGATGGATGGTAGAACGTGATGGTGTCGTACAGTCCGCGCGTCGGGCGCTGCTGCTTATAAGCTCTGAAGGTAGGCATGCTGTACCCTTCCATGATTTTTATGGTAACCGAAGTTTACCTCCGCGATTATCCTGGCATTAAAGGCGTCAATAATAGAGTCAAAGAAACCGAGATGAATTTCATTGCAATTCATCCAGATCGCCGCTTTCCATTTTGCTCTTCTTTTATTCCAAGATACGCCAGATATGCCACTAGTATTATTGATATTTAATTTCATGTTTTTGGCATTTGCCTGGCGAGAAACCACTCGTAAGTTTTCGTATCTGTTATCTGTCCTGATCCCATTGATATGGTCCACTTCGTCTGTAGGCATCACGCCTGTTTCCAAGGCTATAACAATCCTGTGGTTTAGAATCTCCTTGCCACTAATAGCAATCCTGAAATAACCGCGATTATTTAATCTGCCAGCTTTTTTCCCGGCAAATTGCCCATTGAAAGTTTGCTGACCTTTTACACTTTTGAAGTGGTGAATGGGGCGAGCTTTCCAGAATAGCTCTCCATTATTTTTGTTATAATCAAAACACTCAAATAGATATTGAGGAGTAATTAAGTTCATATAAACCTCGTAGCAGGTTTCGTAGATGATGGTTGCGCCAGAGCGGTCTACGTTCCGCCTTTTCGGGAGCTACCCTAGGCGCTTATTTATTATACCATTTGCTACCTGTGCATGAAAATTAATCAACGCGAGGCAGACTCTCCGGATCGCGTCCGTCCGGATAACCCGTGACAACGATATCCAGCCACGAATCCCACGGCGGCGGCAGCTCAACAATGATGTCGTCGAACTCGTCATCGGCGTTGTACAGATGGTTGGCAATAACGGTTCCTGTCCATGTCACCACCCCGCCGTCGATACTGGTTTGCACCGGCATCTGCGTGAAGTGAAGCTCTTGCAACTGGAGACCACTGCCGCCCAGATTGATATTCATCCTGAACCAGTTCAGGCCCCGGTTGAGATAGTTTGGGCTGCGTAGCCACTGCTGGAATGCTCGTTCCTCAGCCAAGGTGAAAATCCACGTCAGGGACCAGGTCACTTTCAGGTCGTCAGTAAGGTTCTGGAAGATAGCCGGGCCGACCGCTGGCTGATCGGTCTGGAACCCGGTATCGAGAGTCATGTTTTTGCTGGCCTTCTGCGCCAGCGGCAGCCAGTCGGGATAGTCGATAATTGGCATCTAAGCTCCAGGCATTAAAAAACCCGCCGAAGCGGGTTTGATTATTCAACGGATCTTGGACCAGGCGGTGCTTCGTAAACATTGATTTTAATGTCAACGATATCCCCATGATTAATAAATTCCAGATCCTCTCCAGCAGGAGCAATGCCTTTAATTGTAGAGCCATCCTTTAGAGTAAAGACAAACTCTACTGCCCTGTTTGGATAAAGCTTATGAGGCTTGCCTATCTCTGTTGGTATTGATTGCACATCGTTTGGCTCAATAACCACATATATCTCCTTATAACTGACCTCGAGGTGTTCTTTTCGCAGTTGTATTGCCAGTGATAGCCTGCGATATAGGACCTCCATTATTCAAGTCAGCAATAATGGCATCCACGGTTATTGTACCATCCCCGTTGTTCGTAGCTTGAGCGTCAAATGTGGCACTCGTCATATTCTGAACGTTGATTATGACGCTAACTCCGCCCCCTGCGGTCATATCTTTGTTGCTGATCACCCTGCCGTTGTCGCCCGGTATCATGTACTGCTTACCGGTACTGGCCTGGTAAATCTCCGGCTTCCCTCGCTCACCGACCTGATAAAGACCTCCTGCATTCACCGGGCCGCCATTGTAACGCATACCGGTTAAAGCAAGGCCCTGTGCCAGGCCTACCGTTGAAGCAATTCCTGTCATGGCAGGAACTGAGTTGGCCCCAAATGAAGCGAGGCTAGCCATGGCGGCGGCAGGAGCCCAAGCTGTAGCCAATATTGCAGCCTGAGATGCTCCAGCAGCAGTAGCCGCTGCGCCCAATGTCTGACCGATAATGAAGTTTTTGAGTGCCTCAACCCCAACCTGGACCAGCGCATTGACCACGCTGTTCAGCATCGTATTCCCGAGCGAACGCATAGCATCCTGCGCTGACATCGTTCCGGTGATCAGCCCGGTTAACGCATTGGATGCATTACCTGAAAACGCATCCACCGCGCTTGTCAGCATTTCATAACCCAGACCTTGTTGACTGAGCAATTGCCACTGAGCGGCTGTCATCTGCTCATTGAACTGGTTTTCCTGCGCAGTCTTCAAGGCAAGGTACTGGGCATCGGTAGCTGCCTTTGCAGCAACGAACTGATCGTAATTTATTTTCCCTTTTTGGTAACTTTGCTGGAGTATCGCCTGTTCCTGCTGCTGATATTGCTGCATCAGGGCTAACTTCTGGTTATTTTCGTTCACCAGTTGCTGTACCGGGTCAACTTCGGCTCGGGCAGAAGCTACCGGATTGACTGTGGCCTGGGCGTTAATCTTGGCGAGGTTATTCTGGTGCTCGAGCGCCATTTTCTCCGTGGCAGCGTTATACTCCTTGAGATCTATTTTCCCAGCGTTCAGTGCGGCCTTCAGATTTTGCATGGATTCGGCGTAGGATTTATTCTCCGCCTGCAAAGGAATTGCCTTAAGTGCTTCCGTAACCCCTTTGGCTGCCGCTGATGCATCCCATGCTTTTGCTGCATATTCACCGGCCTTTTTGATTTGCTCCTGGGTTGCAGAATTTCCCAGTGACTGCTGAGCACGTAATATGGCCTGCTCTCTGCTTAGCTCCTCCGTTGAATCAGCTGCCAATTCTGACTGCTGACGCAAATTTTCAAGCTTATTTGCAATTGATTCGGACTGCGCCTCAGTTTTCTTGCCAGTTTTATTGCTTTCCTTTCTCGCCTCGGTTACTCGGTACGTCTCCGCATATTCATCCTGAAGAGTCTTGATGCGTTTCGGATCCGTAACCCCAGCGTCGGCAGCATCATACTGAGCCTGAAGCCTTGCTCTTGCCTCTCCTTCCAGTTTGGCTAGAGCGAGCCTGCGCTCAGAGTTTTTCACCAGCTTTGATGTTGCTGCATCGTCTCCGCTTGTTTCGGTCTTGAACCCTTGGTTGTTCTTAGCATCACTTGCTGCTTTAGCTCTGATGTGAGCAATTTCACCTTCGACCTGCTTTAACTGAACGGCGGCCTGCGCACGGCGCGCCTGGAATACTGAGTCTGTCTCATACCAGCGCTGACCATCTTTAAGCTCGGAATTTAATTCTTGCTGTAGCTTGATAAGCTTCGGCATCCTGGAAGCATCACCGACATTTTTATTGTAGTAATTAAGATTATCAGCAACACTTTGCATCAACCCCGCCAGGGTCGAGGTTAAGCCAATCGCATTATTGATGTCGTTAATGGCGTTTTTAAATGCTACGTCCAGACTATTTTTCGCCCTGTCGATATTGACAGGCATCTTGTCGAACTCTTCGTTAACAGACTGGGATTGTTTTTGAATAGCGTTAAGGGCATCTTCAGCCGTTAACTTGCCCTCCAGCATTCTCTTGCGGAGATCACCAATCGATATTCCAAGTCCAGACGCAATCTGGCGAGCAAGCTCTGGCATTTGCTCAAGGATGGAGTTGAACTCTTCGGCTCGCACAGTGCCACCAGCGATTGACTGACCGAACTGGCGAAGTGCGTTAGCCATTTCCTCTGAGGATGAACCACCGATAGTGCCTATCTTTTGAAGTGTCGAAGTAAGCGCAAGGATCTGAGAGTTTGTTGCACCAGCGCTTTTTAATGCTGTGGTCAGTGATTCCCACAAACGCTCTGTTTCAGAAAGGCTGTTACCTGTTTGTGATGCAATAGCTGAAAGAGCTGACATAGTCTCTTTCGCTGTATCAATACTTGGACTGAGCCTGGTGATTCTGGCCTGCAAGGTAGCCATCTCATCACCAATCGCAATCAGCCTTTTGGCCGTCTCGATGGTGAAAGCTGCGGCAATCGCCACTCCTACTTTATTAAGCGCTCCCTCAAATCGGCTAACCGACCCGGATGCTCGGTCGAAATTGGAGCCCATTTTATCAAGCCGATCGTTTACTTTACGCTGTGCTTCAATAAGCTCTGCTACGTCCATTTGGACTTGATAAACAATATTCCCAACCTGTTCACTGTTGGCCATGCTTTTCTCCGGGCATAAAAAAACCCGCCGGAGCGGGTTTTAATGTTCAAGTGTTTATTACTTACATCTATTTGGAATGTCTTTTTCTGCGATCTCACCTTGCTTTGTGAGATCGTAAATTGTCGGATCGTCTATAGAAATCTGGCTTTCCTTTTCAACCACAGGGGCAATAAATACCAATGAGGCTTTATTATCACCTTTGGTCACTTCAGCCTTGCCGCATACGTTTCCAAATCTGGCGTACACTGTGTCTCTGTCGTCAGGGAAGAAATTAACTTCCTTTAATGAAACGACTTTTACGTCTTTTGGAAAGAAACCGCTTTCTGCTCTTTGTTTCACAGCATTGACAATTTCTGCATCAGTAGCCGCCATAACACAAGGTGCAGCGAGCAGCGTTCCCAATAAAATTAATGTACGCATCTTTCTATTCCCCATTGGTAAAAGTGGAAACATCCTAACCAGGAATAGCACAGTTGCAACGCAAAAGGTTGATTTATTGACTTCAAAAGCTGGTAGACCGAAGATCGGTTACTTCTGATTCTCCCTTGCCAGCCTGCGCTTACGTCGCGCAAAGTAGTCATCTGCCGCGCTATCGTACTCATCCCGCGTATACCCCTTCTGTTCAGGGTATTTAGCAACCAACATCATCTGGAACTCTGTCATAGTCAACTGCGCGGCCTCTTCTTTACTGATGTTAAAGTGATTTCTCGCAGCAATAATGTAATCCGACACCCTGAATTCATTGGTAGGCTCGTTCGATTCGTGGCGCTGTAGCTTACGTAAGTTTCCCTTCCCGATAACGCCGTGCATCATCAAGCTTTGAGCGATAATGACCATTTCCTGAGGCGACATAATACCCTGCCGCCACATAAATCCGCGCTTCCGGCTTTTACTTGGCTTCATCCAGCCGATAAGATCCCCTACATCATCCTCACAGCATGCAGACAAAACCGCATGCGCAGCCATGATCGCCTTACGGCTTAGTATGCCGCTCTTGATGTAGTGAATTACATATTCAGGCAGGCTATCATATTCTGAATGAATGTAGGATTCGGCAGCCTTCTTGATGAGCTTAGCGGCCTCATCATTATAAAGATCGTAAAACGTCTGAACGATTTCTACCGGATCGCCGATACTTGATATCGCGAGAAATGACGGGCGGAAAAAGTAGTCCTTATCCCCGACACTAATAAGGCATTCTCCAAACTCTTTAACTGGTGTCATCTATCCCCCCATAAGCAAAATCAAGGGCAGCGATCTACCCTTTGTTTTGCTTACACAGTGACAGTTACGGTGTGGGTTGCCGTGAATGCACCATCATCAGTGGTGACAGTAATCACTGCGGTTCCCGCCGTAGCCCCCGATGGGGCAGATACAGTTACGGTACTGCCTGAGAAAGCCACCGTAGCGCGAGCTGGCACGGATGAAGTGACAGTAAATACTTTATTGTCAGCATCTTCTGGGGAAATGTTCACGGTGAATGTTGTACTTGAACCAGCCGCAATAGAACTGCTGGTTGGTGTAACCGTCACGCCTGTTACCGCGATATCGCCATCAGCTTCGGTGATCTGGAAAGTAGAACCATCTGCCAGCTTGAACTCAAAGCTGTAGGTGACAATTTCCTTTACGCCGCCACCATCACTGGCACCAGACGGAACCATGTAGCCGATGTGATAATAATCGCCCCAATGGAAACGCATCCACACGCCAGGCTGACGGCGGGCGCGTACCTCATCAACGATATACTTCACGAACTGCTGAACGCCGAATTCGTCGGTGCGGTCCTTAACACGCACCTCACCTTCAATCGAATAGGTTGGATCGAGGCTGGAGATCAGGTTTGAACTGAATCCGCCATTATCCGCATCAGACGTCAGCGCCTCAGGACTTAAATCCCACGTAGCCGAAGTTGGAAGACCCATTAACTTCCAGTCACCTTCCTCCGGCACCATGTCAGCGCATCCGTACGCCAGTTCCAGCGTCTTCGCGCGACCAATTAGTTGTTCGTTATTGGAGCAGCCTTGCATCGTTGCTTACCTCATTTCTGATAATAAAGAAGGCCGCTCAAGCGACCTTGTGTGATGTTGATTTTTAGCTATCCGCCGAAGAGACAGGCAAATTGCAGGCGCCACACCATACGCCCTTCGGTAGTCATTACAGGTGATGGTATGCCGCCCATATTTGAGATTTGCCCCAGGAAGCGATTTGTCATCGGATTGGCTTTCACATATTCGATAATGGCTTCAACATCGGCCTCGGCTTTGGCCTTATCGCCCTTAGCCGTTCCTGCAATAACGTCAACTAGAACGTAATAATCTGCTGCCATATCCCGGTCTATCGCCGTGCCGCCATTTGGGCGGAAGACAATGAACCGATCGGTTAGTTTTCCAGAATCTACCCAAGACAAAGACTGGATGATGTAGCCAGTAGTAAGCCCAGCATCAACGAGCACGTTGCGAACACGCTTATACATCGGAGTGGTCAAAGTGATAGTTCCTTCTTAATTACCGCGTCGATTTGCCTGCGGGTATCATCAAACCCTTTGGTTAAAAACTCCTTCCTGGCAGTCGCCCGGCGGAAGTTCTGAGGTACTCTTGGGTCATGGACATATGCAGCATAGTTAGCTGAATAACCCACCCGGCCCGTCACGCGATTGCCATTTACAGTGATCTCGCGGAACTGGCTATTTATGAGGGTTGATGTATCGATCGGGGTATAGAGCGCAGCCTGAGATCCGCCGATAATCAAAGCTGATTGCATCGCCCTGACGACCTTTCTCCCCTGAATATCACCAACCAGAGCATTAAGGTTTTTCTTCGCCTGGCTAATACCCTTAACTTTGATGCCCATGGCTTTCTCCAGGCAATAAAAAAGGCCGCCGTGGCGACCTTGTCTGAATGATGAATGCTTATTTTAATGCGATGAACTCACCATCGACCTTCAAAAACTCGAGGTTATCTTCATCAATGAATTCAGGTCTCTTGGCAGTCATGGATGGCTCCCCATGACCACCAGGCGAGGTTGAATTCCTCATGATGACGATGAGATTTTTATCATTGAATGTCGCTCGGAAACCATCAGGAACCGCAACAACTTCCCCTGACTCGTCTTTCCACTCACCGTATGGATAGTAGACGTTAACCCATCGTATTTTCATGATTGCCTCAACCAATGTTTAAACGCCAGTCAGTATCGCATAATCATCCGCCAGGCGCTCGAACGTATCGGCATAGCGGATAACCTGGCGCACCTCATCGGCACCGGCGACAACCGGGTCGGGCTCGGTTGACGCGCCAATCAGCAGATAATCACCCGCAGCCGCCAGCGCGAACTCAGTCCAGACGGTATTCTTCACGACGATTTCAGCGCCCAGGCTGGCTAGCTTCTTGCTGAGTCCGCCCTCGTAATCGCAGAGGATTTGCTCAGGCTCGGAATAGCCAAGCGGATCGCCGTATTCGTCATTGCCGTCCATCTTGCGCCATATGGTTGCCGTGGCGGTATAGCTCCAGTTCGCTACCGATGACATCAGCCCTCCTTCCAGCGCAGCACTTTCGCGCCGGTCGCACGGATGCGCTCGCAGTTGATATGCCACTCACCGTCCGATTTCACGTAGCCGGTAGTCTCCCGCCCGGTGTCGGTCATCACCCATACGCGGGTGAACGAGCTCGGTAGCCCGTGCTTAACTGATTTGTACGTCATCACTTGTCACCGCACATGCAGCCGCCCTTCCCGATCCAAATACCAGCGAATGCCGGGGCGGCGGTAGGGTCGGCAGGAATAAGGGCAGTGGCGCAGCCGTACTTATCCAGCCCGCGCAGCAGGTTCACTGATGCTTTCCAGCGATCGGTGAACGACTGGTACCGGAAAGAGCGCGACGCTCCGCTTGGAGCCGTCTGGCTGGAGATGTATTTATCCCCCTGCCCGAGCCCCATAAGCGCCAGCAGATAGAGCTGAATCAGCAGCGCGGTCGATGTAGGATAATGCGCATCGAGACACTCCTGAATGCTGTTGGCCTGGTCGACGAGGGCCTGAAGAACAAAATCGGGAATGGTAATTCCCTGGCTCTCCAGATACTCCTTCGCCTGTTCGAGAGTTACCATTATCGACTCCGTGAAATACCCCGCCGGAGCGGGGCATAAAAAAACCGCCTTAGCGGCGGCTGTTATTCAGCAGGGAAAAGCTTTTCGAGTTCGCCATCCGGCAACAGCTCACTGAGCTTTTCAGCGCCCAGGGTACCTTTGAACTCAATACCCAGCTGGGTCAGGCGGTCCTGAATAATCTCTTTGCGAGATTTCTCACCGGTACCGGCATCAGGTGTCGCAGGTTTCAGCTCACCACCAGCCTCACCTTTCATCAGCCGAACGTTAGACTTCAACGCCGGGTGAAGCTCTTTCAACTCCACCACGTCGCCAACCTTCACGCCGAACCATGGGCGGACAACTTCGTATTTAGCCATGCTGTTTCCTTACGCCAGGTTAGCGCCGTAGACAACGCCGGACAGGCCCTGATCGTCTGCGGTAATTTGCAGACCTTCAGCAGACATAATCTGGAAGTTGTAGTTAACGTTAGGCAGTGGACGCGGCAGCGGAACAACGCCTACTGAACCATTCACATTGGCAATCCGTGGGCGATCAGAAGGAAGTACGGTCGAAGTGAGAAATGACGGCACAGCCAACGCGCTGTTGACGCCGAATGGCGGCCGTGCAGGCATGGGTGTAGGGGCTATCGGGTGGGGTATGCAGGTTCGCCGCCTAACACCGATTGAGTGCGAGCGCCTTCAGGGCTTTCCTGATAATCACACTCTGATCGGCTGGCGCGGAAAGGATGCTGATGAATGCCCGGACGGGCCACGCTATAAAGCCATCGGCAATAGCATGGCGGTGCCGGTTATGCGCTGGATTGGTGAGCGCATCGCCGCAGCGCTGCCAGCAGAGAAGTTGAATGGTGGTTATGGCGGAAGTAAAACACCGCTCGACCAGCGCGACCTCTGGCGCACTCCACCAGCCCTCTTCGCTTCCCTTGATGCTGAGTTCTGCTTCCAGCTTGATGCCGCCGCAGCGCCGCATAACGCTCTGTGCAGGAAGTTCATCACCGCCGAGCAGAACACTCTGGAAACGCCATGGGCTGATTACCTGAATGTGCCTGGCTACGTCTGGCTGAACCCGCCATACAGCGACATCATGCCGTTCGTTAAGAAGGCCGCTGCCGAGAGCGCCAATCAGATCGGCACGGTCATGCTGGTTCCGGCAGACACTTCGGTTGGCTGGTTCAAAGAGGCGATCCAGACCGCCAGTGAGGTTCGCTTTATCACTGCCGGGCGGCTCGCATTTATCAACCCGGTCACCGGTAAGCCAGTCAGCGGCAACAATAAAGGGTCGATGCTCATCATCTGGCGACCGTATCCGCGTACACACTGCCACTTTGCAACTGTGGACCGGGACGAGCTTATGGCTTTCGGGACGAAACTTCTCGCCCGCCGGGAGGCCGCATGACGCCAGAAAAAGACAACGCCATCCGCGCAGCTTGCCGCCGCTGCACCGAGGAAATCCAGCAGGCCATGCGCAAGAAGCCAAAGCCTAACTGGAACGAAACGGTGCCTCCCATCATCAACAAGCATCACAAGAAAATAGAAGCTCTGGGAGTTAGCCTCCTGGAGTTCGTCGTATACACAGGTCGGCTTAATCGCCGCTTCGGAGTTGATTCGTGAAGGTTGAAAAAAGCGATGTTCTGGCGTTTACCATTTCAGATGTTGAACGCCTCGACCCGGTAAGGGTGATGATTGAAAACTATGAGCCCGGTAAGGGGCGCATCACCATCACCTGCTTCGGTAAGGCCTGGACCGGTGCCTGGTTTGCTATGGGCGGTGATACCGTGCAGGACTTCATTAAGCGCGTCAGCAATGAGTACCTTATAGGCTATTTCGACCCGCAACTGCAAAGCACGGTGGATGATGACAACGACGCCAACCTTGAATTCGTCAAAGGTGAGATCATCAAGCTCCGGCGCCAGCAGGAAATCGATGCTGATGATGCCAGGGAAATGTGGGAGGAGGCAGAGGGTGCTGAGGATGTGAAGGCTAACTGTTGCGATTGCCGAGTCGGTGAGAAGTTGCTGGAACTACTTGGTGATGATCCGTGGTATGCCAAATGGCCGGCAGTGCCAAATCACAATTATCAATACCTTGAACGCATCATCGACGCAGTGCGCGGCGGGATCATAGAACTGGAGCGTGCCGCATGAATAGAGCCTCGCCCGTTGATTTGAGGAAAAGCCTCGAAATCGCCAATAACCTTGCGCATATCGGGATTCGCTTCGTGCCGATTCCGGTGGCGTCTGAGGAAGATTTCCAGACACTGGCCGCCGAGCTATCTCGACGGCTTGAGCAGATGGCAGTCGAAGCAGAGAAGAATGAAGGCGGTGCAGCATGACCAAATACGCGAAGCTTGATAGCGAGGTGTTAAGCGCTATCGGCGCTCAGCCAACCTCGTTTTCGAAGATATTTAGCCCTTCCGTCAGGCAGGAGTGCCTCGTCATTGCTGAAGCAGAAGGAAAGCACCCGATGGACGTCTTCCGCATCCTTGACCGCCGGCTCCAGTCGCTCAGGAAGCTTGGTGTCATCCAGCACGTTAAAGGCAAGGGGTGGATTCAGCCATGAAATCAATAATCGTCAGGTCGCTAAAGCGGCCTTTTTTATTGCTGGCATTCACATTCAACAGAATTAACCGACAGTTCCGGGAGCATTGACCATGGACATCATCGATACCGCAGCAGAGATTGAAGAGCTTCAGCGTAACGCTGCCCTTTCCGCTCACCGAGTGAACCGTAACGACGTATCAGCTGAGCGTTGTGAAGAATGCGACGAACCAATTCCCGAGCCGCGGCGCGCTGCCGTTCCCGGCTGCCAGACGTGCGCGGAGTGTCAGAGCGTCATCGAATTGAGGAACAAGCAGAGGGGGATCCAGTGAAAGAGCACGGAATGATTTTTAACGGCGAGATGGTGCGCGCCATCCTCGACGGGCGGAAGACGCAGACGCGGCGGGTCATGAAAGTTCAGCCGTCTGATGGCTTCCACCCAACGCATAACGGTTACGATCTGGATTTAAACGCACACTGGTACACGCCTGGCGTGGTCGATAAAAACGGATACTTGCAGCCTGCAAAGAAAGATGTATTTGGCGTTGCCGATGAGAATGAAGGCTACGCCTGTCCGTTCGGTGCCGTCGGCGATCGCATCTGGGTGCGTGAAACATTCAGCCCGGTTCCTGATCATGAAGAGCCTGCTGGTTGTTCAGCCATTCTTTACGCAGCTGACGGAAACGGTCCGTATGGTAAATGGGTTCCTTCGATTCACATGCCGCGCTGGGCCAGCCGCATCACGTTGGAGATAACCGGGGTGCGGGTAGAGAGGTTAAACAGCATAAGCGATTCTGATGCATCGAAAGAAGGTTGCTGTATTGCTGATATGGAAAGTGGTGACTGCCTAAGCGATGTATTTGCTCGCCTCTGGACATCTATTTACGGCGATGAAAGTTGGAAGGTCAACCCTTGGGTCTGGGTAATCGAATTTAAGGTGGTGCCCAATGTTCAGGATAATCCAGCCTAATACCTGGTAAGCCGACATGTTCGGTGAGCCATGCAAAATCCTCCGCGCTACCCACGAAGTAATCCACTACATCCGCAACGGTCGCACCTGCATCGCCAGCATAGGTCGCTTTCAGCATGAATTCGAGCCGCTGACCAAAGCACAGGCTGAGCGGATCGCAGAAGAAATCGAAACAGCAGAACACCTGAAGAAACTGCGCGCCCAGCGTGCGGCATGAGGAGAGAGCGTGAAACCTTACGAATCGAAGAAATCGCAGTTCACCAGAAACCTGATCCGGCGGCGCCACGCTGAATGGTCAGAAAAGACCTTCGGCAATGTCGGTCCCATCGGACCTCTGAAGCACCTTTCGAAAGAGGCACTGGAAGCTGCTGCCGATCCTGCCGACCTAAGTGAATGGGCTGATATGCAGTTCCTGCTATGGGACGCGCAGCGGCGCGCCGGTATCACCGATGAGCAAATCACCGCGGCGCTGGAAGAAAAGCTAAAGGTGAATATGGCTCGCCAGTGGCCGGAGCCGAAAGACGGCGAGCCGCGCCTCCACATCAAACCATGACGCAACTGATAGCCAGTTATGAGCTGGCTATTGGGTGCGAAAGCACTGCAACGTCATCCCTTTTGCCCGGCCCCGCGCCGGGCTCTTTTTTTGCCTGGAGACACCCATGAGCGAAATGACCTTAATCGTGCCCAATGACTGGGTAACCGAAGAAAAGCTCGTCGAGATTACCGGCCTTCGCCCGGGCACTATCGAGCGGGCCCGCAAAAAATGCTGGATGGTAGGACGGGAATACCTTCACGTCTCACCGGACGGCGTGCCGAAGAAAAACAGCGAATGCATGTACAACCGAAAGGCTGTCGACCAGTGGGTGGAGAGCATGTCAAAGAAACAGCCGGGTGCGCGCCAATGAAGATCCGTTTATGCTTAGCGGGCTCTTGGACGTCAGGAGGGAATAATGGCTAAGTCAGCATACCCAACAGGCGTGGAGAACCATGGCGGTACGCTCCGCATATGGTTCATCTATAAAGGCAGCCGGGTGCGTGAAAGCCTCGGCGTGCCGGATACACCAAAAAACAGAAAAGTAGCTGGCGAGTTGCGGGCGTCGGTGTGCTTTTCGATTAAGACCGGCAACTTCAACTATGCCGCCCAGTTCCCGGACTCACCGAACCTGAAGAAATTTGGGGTTGAGAGCAAGGAGATAACCGTTCTCGAACTGGCAAATAAATGGCTGGATCTGAAGCGCATGGAGATCAGCACCAACGCGATGTCACGCTATGCATCTATAGCGCGCAACATGGTGCCCAGGATTGGTGGCGACAGGCTGGTATCTGCGGTAACGCAGGAAGACCTGCTGTTTATCAGGAAGGAATTGCTGACCGGTTATCACACTCTGAAGGCCGGGCAAAAAACTCCGGTTAAAGGCCGCTCCGTCAGAACGGTCAACAACTACATGAAGACCATGGGCGGGATGTTTAAGTTTGCCGCTGATAGCGGTTATGTACGGGTGAATCCGTTCACCGGGATCGCCATGCTTAAGCGGTCACGATGCGAGCCTGACCCGCTGACGCGCGATGAGTTTGTCAGGTTGATTAACGCCTGCGCCCACCAGCAACTGAAAAACATGTGGTCTCTTGCCGTCTACACCGGTGTGCGCCACGGAGAACTTGTGTCGCTGGCCTGGGAAGATATCGACCTGAAAGCGGGTACGATGATGATCCGCCGGAACCACACGTTAACGAAGGAGTTCACCCTTCCGAAAACAGAGGCCGGAACGGACCGTATCATCAACCTCATTCAGCCAGCGATCGACGTGCTGAAGAGCCAGGCCGAGTTAACACGCCTGGGTAAGCAGTATCAGGTTGAAGTGAAACTCCGCGAGTATGGCCGTACCGATGTGCATCCGTGCACGTTCGTGTTCAACCCGCAGATCGCTTCGCGTAACAGCCGTGCCGGGCATCATTACGCTGTGGGGTCGATCAACCAGTCATGGGAGGCAGCAATGCGGCGCGCCGGGATTCGCTATCGCAGAGCATACCAGTCCCGACACACGTATGCATGCTGGTCGTTGGCTGCCGGTGCTAACCCGAACTTCATCGCGAAGCAAATGGGCCACACCGACGCGCAAATGGTTTACCGGGTGTACGGATCCTGGATGGCTGAAAATAACCAGGACCAGGTACTCATCCTCAACCAGAAATTGAGTGAGTTTGCCCCATCCATGCCCCACGCCGTGGGATCGGATGGTTATTAATTATAAATATCATTAGGTTAGATAACCTAAACTTGCATGCCCATCACTTCCTGGTATGCCGACACCAGCTTGTTACGCACCTGCAACCCCATCTGCAATGACACCGACGCTTTTTGCAGATCGGCCATCACATCGTTGAGCGCCACGCCGGGTTCACCGAGGGTAAATCTCTCAGCCTGGGTACGGGCCGCGTTTTGCTTATCGCTGATCCGGTCCAGCGCCGCATGCAGTTGACCGGCGAAGCTAATGCCCTGCGGCTGGTCAGTTACGCTCTGATTACGGGCGGTCATCGCCGTTGCCTGTAACTGACTGAGTACCCCTTCAATGCCCTGTATAGCCATGACTCTCCCCTGGATGGTTTTTTACGAGGTCAAGACTAACAGCTTGTCAATAAGATAATGGCGGTAAATAGCGTTAAAAAACCAGGTTATTTGACGCATAGAAAATCCCGAATCATCAAATAATGGCAGGGCCATCAGTATGGAACTTTTGTCGTGTTTGCCGACCCGGGAGTCAGTTTTGTTTCTCTACACGAATAACGTAAACCACCAGGATTTAAGAGGTGCGCAATGAGTGCGACAGCAGCATCGACAGCGCCACAGAATAAATCACTCGAGTGGATGAACCGCCTTCGCGCCAACCCTAAGATCCCGTTGATTGTGGCAGGGGCTGCCGCCCTTGCGGTC